ATCATCTCAAATTCAGCAGTGAACTTGATAGGCGAGGATGGTGGATTGTCACCGAACTCTAGGCAGCTTACCTTCCTCCACACCCTCCGAGGCATAAAGTAAGCAAACTGGTAAATACCGCGAGAAATAACGAGAGCTTTAAGACCCGCTCTTTCCACCCGATACGAAGTTCCGTCAAGTGACCTTTGCAGAGCCAAAGCAAGAGGAGACTTTGTAGGGTGATTGTTTGTTCCATTGACATAATCTTCAGGTCTAACAGTTATATCAAATACAACAGCCGGACGATGCTCGTCAATATAAAGTTCTGCGTTTGTTTTCTTGAAAAGAAAATCTCCAAGTATGTTCATCACTAAACTCAGATTACTATAAGATGACTTATTTGCAAGAAATAATTGAAAGAGTTTTATATTTTTGTAAAGTGAGCTAAATGACTTCAGCGCCAATTTACGGTGATCCCATAGAGGGCTATCTTCACTTATACGGATTCAACTGGAAAAAAGGGACGCATCAAATAGCTGTCGAGCTTGCGATGTTCCGTGAAAAGATTAAAGGCAGGATTCCAAAAGATACTGGTGGATACGATATATTCCATCACTTCAAACGAATCGCTATTGCTCTTTGGCCTGAGAAGGACAGTAAGGCTACGGTTAATTTCATCTGGCATCCTTGGGCAGAAAAAATGATACGAGCCGCCTGCGATCACGAATACCTCGCTATCGCTGGTTCTGGTGGCTGCGGTAAGTCGGAGGCTTACGCAATCTGGGCTATCGTTAATTACATAGCCGATCCTGAGAATACAACGGTCCTTGCTACTTCTACTACGATCAAAGCATCCAAGCAGCGTATCTGGGGTAAGATCACGAAATACTGGGGAGTCTGCGAGCAACTTGGTTTACCCGGCAAGCTAGTCGATTCAGAAAATAAAATCAGTTATGTAGCAAAAGACGGCAAGCGTTCAGACCTGTCTGGAATCGTCCTCATTCCCGGTGAGAAGAAGAAGGAGCGTGACGCTACAGGTAAGATGCAGGGTATCCACAACAAGAATGTTATCTTCGTTGCTGACGAGCTTTCAGAGTTGTCTGAGGCTATCACCGAGGTTGCGTTCTTTAACTTGTCCAAGGGTTGCGAACGATTCCAGTTCATCGGTATCTCTAACCCTGCTTCGTATGTTGACGCATTCGGTAAGTTTGCCAAACCTAAAGACGGATGGGAATCCATCACCGTTGAAGATGAGCAATGGGATACGGTTCGTGGAGTCTGCTTGCACTTCGATGGTGTCAAGAATCCGAACATGGTTGCCAAGAAGAAGATTTATTCTTGGATGGAAGGTCCGTCAGACTTTGATAAGATTCCAGAGGAGGCTAAGAATACCGCATCGTTCTGGAGGATGTATCGTGGATTCTGGTGTCCAGCAGGTATTACCGACCAGATTTACTCAGAAATAGAGATACTAAATTCTAAGGCAACTGACAAAGCTGTGTGGCTGGATAACGAGAAGGTTAAGGTTGCGTTCCTCGATCCGTCATTCACGAATGGTGGAGACAGAACCGTTCTCTACTTCGGGACTGTAGGCAAACTTGCAGAGCCTCACGGATACAAGGGTCTGGAGTATGAAGAGTATCTTATCTTTCAAGAAGATGTGACCGACCAATCCATGACGAGATCGCAGCAGGTTGTGCAGTGGTTCCGTAATGAATGTCTAGCGAGAGGTGTTCAGCCTAAGAACGCAGGCTACGACAAGTCTGGCGCAGGTGGACCGCTAGGAGACTTCATCTCGGTAGCTTGGTCAAAGGATGTTTACGGCTTGCAGTTCGGTGGCAGGGCGTCTGAGAAGCCTGTATCGGCCTACGATCCAACCCCGTCTCACGATAGGTATGTCAACTCTGTTTCTGAGATTTGGTATTCCGCAAAGGAATATATGCGGACTGGTCAGGTCAAAGGTATTGGCGACGATCTGATGCGAGAGATGTGTATGCGGAAACTTGATCCTAACGGAGAAAAGAATCTCGCTCTTCGTATCAAGGTTCTGCCTAAGTCTGAGATGAAACAACGGTTCGGCATCTCTCCTGACATTGCGGACGCAGGGATGGGGCTTCTAGCTCTTGCACGGGAGCGTCTGAACCTAGACAGCACAACTGCGACAAAGGCTCTTAATCCAAACAATAAGTCAGATAGCAAGGGCTGGAAGCAATGCTTCAGCAAGTTTAAGGCAGTTTATGGTTAAACAATAAGTCCTTGAAACTTGTCTCTGTGGAAGATCACGGAATTACTTCGTATAATCCTGCTGTCTCTAGGGAACATGTGAGGCTGGCATCCTTTTGAGTAATCTCCGTATGAGTGCTGAATCAGAGGAGTAAATGATATTAACGGTTTGATGTTTTTAATCATCCAGCCATCCCACCCTTCATTGCTAATCCCAGCAGGTATTAGTTTTCCTGCAAGCCCTCCATACACTCCAATCCCGCCGACTAAATCGTGAGGCGGATGGGTATCGCTGGAAATCATAATATCCTTACCGAGACTATAATATTCTTTCTCTATGCTGGAAGCCCATCCCTTTTTTAGTGGAATACTATCTGGTTCCATCCAAATAAAAGGCTTAGACCCCATAACCGCAAAAGCCTGTTGTAATGCGTGATTATTACGCTCTGGATAACTTGTAACTTTCTCGTCATTCTGGATAATTTTGACGATAGTTCCATCTAACTGCTTACAGTATTTAACAAGCCTATCAACTTCCTTGACTTGCGACTTAGCTTTAACGATTACAACTTGCATAAAACTATCTCGATAAACGCCTCAACTCCATTAGCTTCCACAAATGTTTGGTCTATGTCTTTGCTTAGTGTGTAGTTGTAATTATTGTCGATAAGCATAACTCTCTTTGCGTATGCGTATGGCTTTAGGTATTCCAAGAACTTCGGGATGTGAACATGATGCGGTGCAGGACTTGATTCATGCGTGAAGCTCCATGTGCTTTTGTGATCTGGATTGTAGCGTGAGGGCCATACTCTGCCTTCGTAAAGAACCCAGTCTGGAATTGATACAACTGCGTGTCCGCCAGTCTTGACGATCTTCAGCCACTCTACGATAGCCTCAAACGGATTGTGCATGTGTTCCAAGCATTGAGAAGCGTGGAGGTAGTCAAACTTGTTGGAGAAGTATTTCGATATAACATTCGCGTCTCCGTGTTCAAGATCGAATGCCCTACAACTATCATACCAAATCTTGTCTGGTCCGCAGCCTACATCAATCCCGCTGCCTGTGAATATCTCACTCCAGTTGAAGATGCCTAGCTCGTCTTCAATCAGTCTTCGGCGCATTGCCTTACTAGCTTCGTTCATCCTATTAAGTCTCTAACTCGTTGAATGTCATAAGCCATCCGTTCAGATACATTGTTTCCTCCAATACTAGGAAGCGTCTCTTTAACAATCATGTCTTCAATCTCCAGCCTAGTTCCGCTGATGCCTCTACTCTGAGCCTCAATTACTAGAACATCTATCGCATAGCTTTTAATCGTCTTGCCGTTGATTGTCAGTCTCCAGTCGCCAGCAGGAGTTTGAGCCTTGTTTACTGTTGTATCCAATAGGCCGCTTTGCAATTTAATACTAATCCCTGCAACACTGGTATTGATCGTTCCATCGTAGCAAAAGGTGGCGTTGTCTCGTTTATAGATACAATCCGGTTGCCACAAGCAGACTTCTTGAATCGTTCTGTGCTTCAGTCCCTCTGCAACGCAGTTCGATGAACTTTGATTCCCGATGAAGCAATCAGAACTATTGATAGCGATAGCAAGTTCTAGGTAGTCTTTAATTAAGAGTCTTTCGACTTTACCGAATCTGTTGCAAAACAACTCGTATTCGTGATCGTGTCCAACGAATAGCATTCTTCCACCGATAAACTTAACCAGTTCTTTCCAAGGGAATACATGGTTAGCGTATCGCTGAGTCTTGTTAACAATAATCTTGCCTCTGAACTTGTTGTCTTTCGGAACGGATAACCAAGGCTTAGAGAAATCTACAGGTTGGTTAATCCATCTAGCGTGAAGTTCTGCAAGCTGAACGCCCCAAGGTAATCCCTGCTTCCTGAAATCAACGAATGATTTGTCTATTCTCAGCAGACCTTTAGGCGCACACTTGTTGATATATGGTTGCAGTTCTATCAAAGGCTTGAGCATCTTAACTGCATTCGGATTGTTTTGAATGTAGTAGTCCCCGCCTCCAGCAGCTTGAACTGCCGCAAGGCTTAGAATGATGTCACCAAAGTCTCGTTCATGTAGAAAATTCATTTCTCAACTCTCTTCCAGCAATAGTTTATTTTATCAAAGTCATCCTTCAAATCGTCGCTCAATCCCTCGCGTTGCACATCAACTGGGACATGCACCGCAGCTTTGAGCGAACAGCTACAGATCAGGCAGGCTCCAAGGCTGTTGTCTAGTTCGGTTTTTCTTTTGCCGAGGATGCCCTGTATCAGCGTTAGGACTGCTCCCATGCAAGCACCGCAGGAGAACTGTAGAGTCGTGTTAAACGGGCAATTAGCGCAAATGCCAGCCCTTCTCTCAGCTTCCTCTTGAGATACAAATGCAGCCTTACCTGAAAGAGTGGATTGCGCCCAAGCTCTAAGCATGTTTAAGAATGACAGGACAGCAGTTAAAGAGAGTCTCCTTCTTTTCATTGTATTGACTATCGCTGGTCGGCACTTCCTGCCCCAGTGTGAATTCTGTTTGCACATCTCAGATAGGAACTCCTCCTGCCAGTTAGGTGAGAGTAATATCCCGTTAGCGTTGCAGTGTGATTTGTAAGCATTGCTGATAGCGCGGAAATCGTAGTGCTTAAACTCAACTCCGGTCTTTGGAACTTTAATCTTCCACCCGCCGGGAGGAGAGTCTGACATATCTATAAACTCGTATTCGATCATTGTCTCATGCGCTTGACCGCAAGGACTGCTGAATCTGACGCACCTTTAATCTTAATGCCGTCGATAGAATATCCCCTTGCGTATTTTTCAAGTTCATCATCGTAGTCTGCTGGCTTTAAGTTTGCAAGTTTAGTTCTGCTCTTAAACATCTTGTCTGACATAACCCGTCCGTATTCACGGACATAGGTTTCAAACTCTTTATCCGTTAAAACATCTCCGAATCTTTTCTGTGCATTTGAGCGAGTTGGTATGGTTGGTCCACTGCCTTGCTTCAAGATAATTTCGTTTAACGCATTTTCTGGAGTGTTTTTTGGGAAAGAGAATACAACTGGAACGCCTAGCTTGAACAGTTTGTCGCCCCAGTCATCAGCGCGGATTGGTTGACCTAGCGCATTCAATGCTTTCGTTCCAAGCCAAGGCCCAACAACTGGCGTGTTAGCGTAGATTGCACCTTCGATAGATGAGCGATCAACCGGGTCATTGATGAAGTCTGTAATGTTTCTTGCAAGAGATGTTCCTAAAACTGGGATGAATGTCTTGCCGAAGTATCCAGCTTGACTAGCCAACTCTTCTGTCACCCTGCCTTGCTTTGATGCGTCAAATAGAGGCTTTGTGAATGCGGCATACGGACCTCTCTGCGCTAGTGCAAAGAAGGATGATCCTAGAACTTCAACAGCAGAAACCAAATCCTCTGGTTCTTTCTTTGTGAGGTTTTGCTTTTTCTTAATCGCAAGATCGTCCAACGCTCCAGCAAGCATGATCGGGAAGAACAACGCCTCACCACCGCGACCAATGTTGATTGGAATAATCTTTCCGTCAACAACGATGTGGATGCTGTATGGCTTCCATTTCTTAATCCAAGAATCGTAGTATTGTTTGTCTGTAACGGCATTGGGTCCATTGCCAGTAATAACGATCTTGAACTTCTTGTCTTCATCATCCTCTGTAGAGTCTGAACGCAAAGCTACGAGTCCAAGCATAGCTATTGAGCCAGCGATTGTTTCTGTGAGTCTTTGACGATATTGGAGTCCAGTTCCTAGTGACATCGCATAAGGAGACTTCCATCCTTGGCTTTTAGCAAAAGCATCAACAGCAAATCTGTAAGCACCAACTGGAGAGAACCAAGCAACATTTGAGAATACTCGCGCAGGAATAAGCGCAAATCCATAGACCATCTTTGAAAAGACTTGCATGGCCGGACCAGACTGCATTGATTTTTCGGCAATCATTTCCAAAAATCGGATCGGGAAATATGTGAGAGTTCCAGTATCGGAAATATCCTTATCTGATTGCTCGATTCCGTTAATTGTTATTTTTCTATTTCTTCCAACGCTCTGAAGCGCATCATTGATCGCAGAACTAAGAACCTCGTCTGGAGATATTTCGTATCTTGAAAGAGAGTAAATCAATTCAGACTTAGCCGCCAAGTCAGCAAGAACAATAGCCCTATCCCTTGGCATACCTTCAGATACGCTCTGTGCTATTGATTGATTTCTGATTGCCAATATAGATTGTCCGAATGCTCGGATTTGATCTTTAGGAATTTTCTTCTGAGCAGAGAGGGCTTCCATCGCATAGCGTGTAAGATTTTGATTCTCGATCATTGAGATGGCTCCTTGGTCAAGCGCAGATAGAACCTTCTTTGTGATGTGCGCCATTCCGACTGCCATGTTACCAAAGCCTTCAGCATATTTTCCTTCAGACCATTGCTTCTTTCCTCTGTTGAAAATCTCCTTCAACGCATCTCCACCTTGAAGATATTCAACTACATCATTGGGATAAATCTCTGTGCGGAATGAATAAGATACATTCCCATACCAAGACCTCATGCTGTCTAAGAATGACTCAAACGCAATCGGTATTCTCTTTGGATCAGTAAAGGCATATCTACTTATATCTGTTACTAAATTTCTAATCGAAAATCCGGCAGGAGAAACCATATTCACAGAGAATGTTGGAATGCCAAGCAATGCCTGACCAACATAGTAATCCGCTATGGCTTCCTTGAACTTAGCTGGCAATTTGGCCTCAGTAATAATCTTATTCAGTTCAGCCAACGCTTCCTTCTTAGTTACATCATCCTGATTTGGATCGTTAAGAATCGTGTCGATTTCTACGATGCGCTGATACTGCTCTTTCGTAAATCCAGTCCATCCGTTCTGCGCGGCGATGATGCTCTCTGTAGTCTGATCTGGGTCGAGAACTCCGGTTCTAATAGCATCTTGGACTTTCCTTAAAGCATCCTTGGCGAGCTTGCTATTTCTGGAAGCATAGTCTTTCCACGGAGCAGCTTTAGCCAAAGTTGCCTCAAACGCTTTCTGCTTCGCGGCTGCTAGTCTTTCAGAGATGACGCTATCGTATAGTTTCGCTGCTGTCTCTGCCGCCTTGTTGGATAGCCCTGCTTCGCGCAGGTATTCTTTAATAACTTCTTGCTTCCATTCGGGAGACTGCTGCTTCTCAAGTGGGGTGTTCTTGATCCGGTCGATGATGACTGCAAGTGAGCCTTCTTCTACCGCCTTGCGTAGTTCTTTAAGCTCGCGGTTGATAGCCTTCTGCTCATGCTGCTTCCAAGTAAGATCAGCGATTGTCTGCGCTTGCTCTGTGGTAACACCAGCTTGGATCAATCTACCTACAAGCATATTGTTCCAAGGTTCGCGTCTTCCCATATCTGGGTTTTGGCGCAGGTCTTGTTTAACAATAACTCGGATTTCACTCTCACGATTTTGAGGAAGCGGTGGAAGTTCACCTAGTGATCTTTGCAGCGATTCAATAACTGATTCAGTTTGGCTTTCGATGCTTCTAGGACGAGTAGCTTTCTTTTCTAAATCTTTTATCTTGCCACTCTTGTCTATCGCTTGGCTGATATTTGCGTCAACCTTGTCTATCAGATTTGTTTTTGTTCTTCCCTCAACCTCTTTAATATCGGCAGCTACTTGGTTTGCATCTCCAAGTTCGATGTTATCAGCGTCAGTTAATGCTTGTTGCGCGATTGCAATTTGATCTTCGTTCGGATTGTTGGTTCCGAATAGCGTAGAAGCAAGTCTCTCAACATTGCTTTTAAGTTCAGCATTGAATGCAGCAAATCCGGCAGCTTGATCCTTGAGCCTATCCTTTACAGCATTAAGGTCTTTACCTGCTTTTCTTACGCCTTGTGAATATTCTCCAGTTGGCATCCTATTACCGTTGCGGATAATGTAGGACAGCATCTTAGTATCGCCTTGAGTAGCCAATCTGCCAGCATAGTTAGCCAACTCTACTTGAAGCATTACCGCGCCAATGCTCTCATCAATACCTCGTTTGTCTGCTTCAGGCAGTTCTAATTCCGTTACATTGTTCACATATCCAGCAAACTTGTTGTTGCTATTATCAGCCTTGTCCATGAACTGACTGATATATGCCCACGCCTGCGAGGTGCTTTCTGGAGATACTTTCGTAGAGTCGAAGAACTTGGCTCGGATAATATCTGTTGTCTTCTGCTTGATTCCGGGAGGTGTAGTGATAATCCTTCCGACCTGCATTCCAGCGAACTCCTCCCTGCGAGCCTCATCTGCTGGTGTAGCTTCGGCTGGCTCTGCTGCCATCCTGCGAATATCAGGCGAGGTTGGGCGGAACCTCTGCGAGAGAGGGATTACATCTCCTGCGTCATCGTAGGTTACGGGGTCTGCGGATTTGATATTCTCTGATGCGAATACCGCATAGTGAGTGGACGGGTCGTTTAAGTTTGGAGCATCATCCAGATTTTTGAAGATGACACCGTCAAGCCCCTTCCTTCTGGCCTCGTTGATTTTTGCGGTCAAACTCCCAAACTCTTCTGCGGTTTTCCCGCCAGCATCGACAGAAATGAATTTTCCACGCACAAATAGATTGTAAACCACTGCATTTTTACGCCTTTCAGAAGATGCAGTCGCCCCCTCTTCGCCGTATGTCATGTCTTCAGCTTGTGCAATAAGGCTCTCGTAGGAGTCCCAATCACCCTGACTTTCAGCCTCTTCAGCTTTCCGCATCAGTTGCTTCACTGGTCCCTCTTCCGCAGCATGAACCGCATAACTCTTTGCCGTTCTATCGCTATCCGTCAGGAAAAAAGCCTCGTTGGAACTTATGCCACCCGCCGCAGTTCCTCGAAAAGATTGCAGGAATTGTGTGAATCGCGCCCCTGATCCGTGTTTCAAGCCTTGATGGATATACCC